TGGGACGTATAAGAGTAATGAAGAACACTACCTAACCATAGTCACAATAAAGATATTGGAGAACACTGAACCAGGAAAAGAAATGGGATTAACAGATATCACCATAGGAAGGACAAGAAGTTTTGTTCCTAACTACGGGATCTGCATCCTAGGATTCCTAGGTCGCTCACTTCCCTTTCCTTCAACCAAACTGGTAGAAGAAAAGTCAATTGAGACGTTCAGAACCTTCAGACACAAGTCTAAGGTCTTAACCGAGAATCGGGAAAGATCTATAGAGAAGTGGACAAAGGGGTACTTCAAAAATATCAAGGTAGTAGGCACAGGAAGATTTGCCGCCTCTGCAACTTGGGAACAACCCCGAGCGCAAGGAGGACTCGCAAAACTTGTGAGCACATTTTACCGAGCCAGCGAATATGGAGACATACCCGATTCTCTCCCTCTCACACAGTTGTGGAAAGAAAGGAATAAGGAACCAGAAATATTCACAGGGAAAAACTTTAAGGAGTTTTCATCCCGACAAGAATCCTTCACCGAAGCACTCGCGTGGGACCTACTCAAACCTTTCATTGAACATGAAAAGGAATGCCTAGGTCCAGACCTATGTACTAAGATGGAGCTGCATCTTCCCATGATCCCACTTGGAATTAAAGAGTTAGGAGGCAAAGTAAGAGTACCTTGCTTTACCTCCGGACTTCTCAACTTCCTATTGGAACCCATTAGGAGAGCTATGTTTACACAGTTCAAAAAAGATGTCAGATGTAAGTTCAGATTAGAAGGAGGACGTTACGCCTTTATTCAAAACTTCCTAAAAAGTTTTGAAGACCAGGACACAGTACACTCTTCTGACCTTACTAAAAGCACGGACTTCTTCCCATTCTCTTTCGCTAAGAACGTAATCAAAGGATTACAATCTCAGGGAATTATCAATGAAAAAGAAGCATCGTTACTTCGAATCGCTACAGGACCCTTTAGGATGATATATCCGTCTCCGGAAAATCACCTTCAGAAAGCACGAAGCCAAGTTCCGACTTATGAGGAAATAAGGGAGTGGAAAACCACTCCTATAAGCCACCATATAGATCTGAACAAACGCTTTGGTTTTGATCCCCAGGAGTATCTTAAACAACAGAAAAGAACTCCTACACTCATTACTTTTGGGTTTATAAAAGGTAAATACCAAATTATTAACCAAGAGCAAAGAGCGATTAGCGAAGGATTTCCACCCTCGGATGAGGAGATACTTGAGGAATTAGTCAAAAGGCATCAAAGTTGCCTAATGAATGATTACGACACCCAGTACCTTACCAAACAAGGAGTGCAAATGGGAACTACGATTAGCATTGCGATGCTATATGCGTACAACCTATATGCAGATGATTGTGCAAAGGATTTACCCTTTGCCCGAGGCACCACATTAATTTGCGGTGATGACGCCCTACGGGGTGGGAACCCACCTTATATCGAAGGATATAAGTCGGTTCTCACAGAGATGGGCGCGGAATTTAGTAAACTAAAGGATGTAACAGGAAGACACCCCCGAGGAGTATTTACAGAAATACTCGTACAAGAGAAGTCAATGTTAAGCATACCTAAAGTTAAAATTGTGGTTAGGCCGACAATAGACGGAAATTATGCCCCAGAATGGGTGAGAGCTATCACCTCTCTGGGAATGTTAAAGGTCTATAGAGAGAACGGAGTAGCTTTGCAAGATGAAGTAATTGACAAATACAAAG